CAGCGCAAAGACTTAAACGCAAAAGAGAAAATATATCTCGCGCTTATGATTGGTTCAATGATGTCGAAGCCAGATGCAGAAAAGTAATTTACTCACGCAAGTCATTGCTGAATTAGAAGCGCGTGAAGCGAAGGGAATGGAGACGTATGGAACAACGTTAGACCGAACTGATTTAACGCGTTCTGAATGGCTGCAACACGCGTACGAGGAAGCGTTAGACCTTGCCCTTTATTTGAAGAAATTAAAAATTGAAGAAGATGGAAATTAACAAAACACCTGTTGCATACTTTTTTCACGAGTTAGCCGACATAAAAAAAAATGTTCCTTATGAATTACAAGCCGAAACTATTACGAACTTATATGCTTATTGCAGACGCGTAGAAAAAGAAATGCTAATTGAATTTGCTGAATTTGTAGCGAAATACCCAAACAAAAATAGAAACGCAAACAACGAAATGTTACACGCAAAATCGAAGTACGACGGAGCAGAAAGGACGGTTGATTTATTAGACGAATTTTACATTCAAAACTTTAAGGAATATGCCAGAAAGCAAAACTAAAAAAGGAATATGTGTCTACTTGCACAAAGACCTGTGGAACGAGATAGATGAAAAACGAGGTGAGAATAGTCGCAACACATTTTTAAGTGAAGCCATTGAGTTCTCTTTGAAGTTCTACGTTCCCGAATCTAAAGTAAAATTGACAGAACAAAAGTAGAAAGAACAGCTACGGACGAAGTAACAATTAAGGCGCGGTTTCTGCGCTTTTTTTGTTTGTCTAACTTTTTGTTTTCCACGTTTAGAGTGTTAATTTCTTCGGTCAATATGTCTTCTTTCTGTTCATAAGCAACCACCACTTCTTGCAAGTTGTCAATCTTTCTCGCTTCAATGTTCAATTGTTCTTTTAGATTGTCAATAACGAGGGAATCTGAAGCAATTACGCTATCACAACTGTTCACCAAACGTACGACATCCACGCGAGTAATAGTATCTCGAATAAGAACAATATCACGAGTTCTTTGATAGGTGGTTTTGGCTGTAAGTTGAGCATCTTCATAGGTTCGAAGTTGTTTATAAAGTTCTATTTGTTCAGCAAGTAAGCGGTCGTATTCGCCAGCGTTGTAGTTTATAATGCTATCTTGCTTCTGTACGTTTTCTTGTACATTATTTGCATGAATTTTTCCAAATATCTGCCAACAAACAACCGTCCAAATAGCAGTTGTTCCAATGAGCAACAAAGCAATTGCGAGTATATTCTTTCTCATAGTATTTTTCCTTCGTGTATGCGGTAATTGTGAACGCTGAATGAACCATTCGCGCCTTTGTCGACTATTGCAAATCCGTGATTGTACTTTGAATAAGGGTTGTAATCGGGACTTAATTCAGATAAGCAACCAACACCCCAACAGGTAATAAATTTTCCGTTAGCGTCCCTCTCATTGTGTTCTGCTGTCTGGTGATGATGTCCACACAAAGAAGAAACTTTTGTCTTCATAAACAACCCACGCGCTACATTGACCGACGGAAGGAATTGTTTTCCAAATTCGTGTCCGTGAAAGATTGAAAGTTTACCGATGTTTAATTTACTCTTTCCGTCAATCCATTTCACGTCGTGTTTGTCGCAATGGGTAAGCGTTGGAAAATCAAACGCGTCGATGTCGAACAATTCGGGTGCTTTAATACGCATATAACGCCAGTATCTTTCTTCGTGGTTACCTTCTTTGTAATAGATATTCGCGTTTGGAAACGTGTGTCTTAACGACGCAAGGAATTGACGGATTGAATATAGTTCATCCTTGAATTTTCTCTTTCGTGGATCTTTAACAAAGTCGGAAATCATATGACAATCTAACGCGTCACCATTTAAAATGATTGCGTCACACCCTTGTTTCAATCCTTCTGCGATGGCGCACTCTAACGCTTCGTTGTCTTGGTAAGGCAAGTGAACATCTGAAAGAATCAAAAACTTGTTGCCCTTCAGTTCAACGTGACGACGTTTCTTTGAATAAGACTTAGGAAGTGCGTATGGGTTCGAAGGTCGTGTTTTTGTATCCATTAATTCTTTGTCGATTGATGATGTTTTGCTATGCTTACCAATTTTACCACGAACTGTTCGAACGTAGTTTCTTGCGTGTTCCGCTGAATCAAATGCTTCTGGATATTCAGCGAATAATTTAGATGCTAAAGAATGAGAAGGTGCGTCGGGAAATTTACTGCAAATCTCCACCGCTATCTTCCTCGCTTCGCTCTTTGGTCTTGACATTTGATTTTTGTTTTGTGAACTTTTCGATTACCGTACCACCGAACAAACTACCTGCGAGAATTGCCAACGTGTCGAACATTTCAATCGGACAATTGTAGATGCTGAAGGTGGCAATATAAGCAAAAGCAATTAAGTTAAGTACAACGAAGATAGAAATAATTCTCTTACTTGAAACCTTCGTTGAACTCGACAATAGTTCCTTCAACCAAGACTTCAATTTCTCTTTCATATTGCTTTCAAAACAAGTTGAACAATTAACCCACCAATGACACCAGCGGTGGCTGCAATACCACTCAAACGAGCGACCTGCAAGCGTTGGTTTTGAATATACTTGTCGTGCTTTTGTACCTTGCTCACAAGACCTTCAATCTTCATCTGGTCGTCACCGATTAACACGTTATAAATACGGTCAATCTTCTTGTCCATTTCTTGCAATTGTTCGTGTATCAAAACGATTTCGGTTTCTGTGTTCATTTCTTAAAGTACAATTCGATTTCTGCTTCACGACGACGAACGAGACCTTTCAATACAACACCGCCGCCTTTGTTCCATAAACGAAAAGAATCTGCTATTGTTGAATCGTTAGGATTAGCGTTTACCTTTCTCAATACAGACGATTTCTTAAACCCACCTGTTCCAATGTTGTAAGCTAACGAAACACACGCGCTAAATTGATTCTCGTTGAGCGTTTGCGTTATCAATGCACGAACAGAAACCGCGAATTTATCTACAACGTTTTTCGCCAATTGCTCCGCTCTTGCTTGTGTTATAACGTCGCCTTCCTTAACCTTCGTTCCGTCTTCGTAGAAGGTGTTTCCGTAACCTATCGTCCATACAGCAGAAGGGCAGAGGTAACTCTTCAAACGACATCCTTCGAACTTCTTCAATAGCGCGTAACCGTCAGCGTTAACTTTCATTCTTCAATTTCTTTATTTGTTTTTCTTTCTTTGCTAAATACTTACGAAACTTTTCTTCGTAGATTTTGTGCATTGTCAAATTCTTCTTGCGTCCCCTTGTAGCCATTCGTTTTTATTTTAGTTTATCTCAACCAACCTAAACCTCTGCGTCTGTATTCATATGGTAATCTATCACGTCCGTCGCTAATCTCGAAAGCGTTCGACGGATAAACATTTGTTTGTGACCAAATCTGCTGCGTTACGTTTGTTGTGTACTCTGGAAAGTCTGATTGATTAAAGCACAAATAGTCAACCATTCTTTGCGTGTAAAACATCGCCTGTGAACGCGCTTGATCGCGGTAGTTCTGCAAGTCTGTTTGTGATATTGGTGTTGTGTCTTCGCTTGTGCGAATTACAAGACTTCCGTTATCAGTTTTAACGTACAAATGAGGCAAGACTTCGTACATAGTCCACCACATAACCATTCGACGTAAGTAATTGTCAAGAAGGGTAGCGTATGCACCTGCGATATCGTCGTTTACAACGTCTTCTTTTATCTTATTGTAAAGGTCAGTTCCTAAATACAACTGCGCGTACTTGTCCTGAGACAAATAGATTGCAGGGTACATAAGCAACGGATCAACTGAACCGTTAATCCAAGTATATTTTTTTATGTAATTCTCGTCAATGAGTAGAACTTCGGGTTGTAGTGCCATTGTGTGTTTTTATTAAGGGTATTTTAAAGAACCTCTGTCTGGTCTGTTGATTGGTGCTGTTCCTTCGATGCCTTTTTGTGGAACGTAAGGGTTATTACCAACACGCTTATCGTTGTTCAATCCATCGTTTGGAAGTATGCGTCCTTTCGAATCGCGTTTGCGAATATAAATTAAACGCTTCCAAACATGATGGCAGAAGCACCCCCCGACGAAGCGGAAGAGCGAATAAGTTTGAGACCCCGCAGGAGCAAAATTTCCATTCACTCCTTCCTTGCTCATTGCTTCAATATCTTCATAACGAAAGATTGCGCCTAACTGCGACATTTGAACCATTTCTTTGCAGAACTCACGACTATTTTCGCTTATGTTTTGTGAATAGGCATAGCGTAATTTATAAAGTCCTCTATCTCCCCACTTAGATTCTTTTTCACCTTGAGCGTCGCTCATTGTCGGCATCTTGTTACGCTTTGCAAAGAACTCGCTTGTGTAGTTCATTTCGTTGTCTGGGTCGGTAACATCTTCTTCACTTACCAACTGCCATTCGTCTAAATCGA